GCTCGAGTCGAGAACGTCCGTGACCGAGCTGTTCGCGACCTGCACGATGTAGTCGTTGTCCGCGACCGTGCTGCCAACCGCCGAATCGAGCACGATCGACGTGCCATCCGTCGACACCGACGCGACCCGACGCACGCCCGACCGCAGGACGCCGGTCGCCGGGTTCACGAACCCGACGTACATGCCCTCCAGGATGAAGCGGTTGCCGAAGTTGTCATTGGCGATGCCACCAGGACTATCGACGGTGACGGTCGCCGAGCTGTCGGGGTCACTGTCGTCGACGAAGGCCAGGACGCCGTTGCCGATCGTGTTGATCGCGTACTCCTCGCGGCGCGCGATGTCGTCGACGATGCGGCTCATCTCGTCCTTCTTGTTCGAGACGTACGCACCTTCCGACTTCCGCGAGTCGTACATCGACTCGGAGGTCATCCGAATCCGCGCCATCATCTTCCGCTGCTGGATGCGAACCGGAATGTGGCCCTGCGCCCCAGCATCTGCGAACGCGCCATCCTCCCCGACGAACATCGGCGAGACGTTGCGCGTGACATGGGCGCGGTACTCGACCGCCCGGCCCGCGTACTCCGCCTGCTCCCATCGGAAGAGATCGGACAGGGGGACCTTGTTGTTGGTGTGCTCGGAAATGAAATCCTCGTAGTAGTCCTTCAGGATTCCATCTTCCTGTTGCGTGCTCGACGAGATCGTGCCGAACACGATGGGAAGCGTCAGGCTCAGCAACCCCTGTACGATCGGGTCGCTGATGAGCCAAAGAAAGAACTCGGATCCTTGGAACGGCAACATCAGGCTCGGCTCCAGCCGACGCTCCTAGCCCGCCTGGGCGCGGAGTGCGGCGAATGCGGCTCGGTGGAGCTCGTCCTCCGACATGGGTTCTGCGCCTGCTCGCGCCCCCCCACCCCGGAGCATCGTGCCAGAGCCGCCCACAGGGGTCGGCCGTCGTCGCTCGAGCTCGCGTGCCCCTCCGGACACTCGAGCCGGCGCCACTATCGCCGCGTTGAACAGTTCCGAGAATTCTCCGACCAAGTTCGGATCCCCATTCCCGTAGCGAGCAATGAGCCGTGGATCACTCTCAACCCAGTTGAGAAACGCCTGTCGGCCCAGAGCCCTGGTGCTGGGATTCATCTTGGCGAGATCGAGATTGTACGACTCGGCGACCGCAGCATCGATCGCGCGCAGCGTTTCGGCGCCTTGACGCTGAAACATGTGCGCGTGCCCAGCCTCTAGAGCCGGGGCTGAGTCGACCAACTGCATCAACTGGGGGAGCCGCTCCAGCAACTGCTGGAAGCCCTCCGGCATGAGGCCGATGATCTCGTTCCGGAGCGCGAGCACCTCCGGATTGACGTCGCCCTCCGTGCCGAAGCCAAGCGCCCGGCCCATGTTCTGCCGGAACTCATCCTGGCCCGCCCGGAGCGTCTCGATCTGTCGTCGGAGCTCTTTCTCGGTTTTCGCGTGATTGCGCGCCATTTCGTCGACGCGCGCTTGAGGCACGTAGTTGCGCTCTTCCCCGCCGGGTCGTCCGGCAGGCGTGCCTTCACGGTCTGCTCGTGGCGAGGGAGCACGATCGCCTGAAGTCGGCTCCGGTCGGCCCCGATCGCCGCCGCCTTCGCCGCCTCCCGCAGGTTCGCCGGCGGGTGGTGTCCCGCCCGAACCCGAGTCCCCCTCCTGCTGAAACAGGGGGAGAAACCAGTGGAACAAGTTCACGAATGTCTCCTTTCCACGCCCATCTGATTACACGTTCGTCGGCGGACTGTCAAGCCCGCGCGCCAGGACCGGCACCTCTGGGCACGTCGCCGGGGTCCCCACTTTCACGATTCGAACTCGAGAGCGCCTGCCCATCACCAGCGACTCGACCTTCGCCGCCAGGACCGATCGCTTGCGGCATCATGGCCGCCTGCTGGCGCGCTTGATGGTCGAGCCAGTGGGAGAGAAACGCGGCCTTGAGCACAGGGTATTCCTCAAAGATCGATCGCGCCGAATCTCCCTGCGCCCACATCGCATGATGCGCGAGATGAAGCGGATGCTGCTGCCACGGCTCGACCATGAACGGCAGTTCGACGATCGGCTGCGGGCTCATCGGCGGAACCGGGAACCCATTCGCATCGAGCAGCGGCGTCGGCGACATCGCCGTCGGTTGCAGTGGCGGCGGCTTCACGCCTTTCAACCGACCATTGTTCTGCTGTTCATCACGCAGCTTGAACTGATCGGCGAACCGCTCGAAGAGCTCCATCTCGAAGATCGCTTCGCGCGTCGCGCCGTCCATCGCCGGCACCAGATCCGTCGCGCCGAAGATCTGGAACACCTGATACGTCTGCTGCGGATCCTGAATGTTCAGAAGGCCCAGGTTCTTGAGTTGGTCGATCGCCGCGCGTTTCCCAAGATTCGTTTTCGGACTCTGCGACCCGTCCTCGATAAGCACGGTGATGTCGCCCTGCAGGTCCGCGTTCGTGAAGTCGAGGTAGGACGTCTGCTCGTGCGGCCAGTTGATCATCGCCGACCGCTTCGTCGGGCCGAACTGCCGTTCGAGCTCGAGTTGTAGGGTCAGAAGTTGCCGGTACGCCTCGCCGCGGTTCTTCAGCGGCACCGTGAAGCGCGACTGCGACCGCTCGACCAGGAGTTGCATCGCTGAGAACGCTTGCACGTTCGTCGGACGCTGCCCCTTGATGATGTCGAACGTGCCTGTCAACGACTCGATGTCCTTGAGGTACTGGTCCCGTAGCTGAATCACGGCCGTCGGCAGAAACTTGCCGTCGATTCGCTCTGGCTTGGAATCGAACGCCGCCGACGGCGTGTACCGCACGATGAGCCCTGGCACGCCCGTCAGGTGCTTGATGTTCGACCCTTCGGGTTCCAGCCAGACCGGATTCGCCGTGCGCTGAAGCGTCAACTGCACGAGCGCGTCGAGTTGATTGACCTGGTCTTGCTTCTGAATGATGGAATCAACCGGCCCTGCCGCCCATAGCCGGCCGGAAATCAGCTTGTACGGGACGTGAACGAACTGCCACGACTTCTCCCCCTGCGCCGTCGTGTACGGCAGTGGACCCGGCAAGCCTTGGCTCTCGTCGACGACGACTCTGGCCTCGCCGCCTTCGCCCATGAAGCGCGCCACCAGGCCCTCTGGGTATGCCTCAGACGGCTTCACCCAGAGCTCGTACTCGCTGATCCCTTCGCTGTGTCCCAGCGACGCGCCCATCGACCCAGACCCGATCGGCATGGACCCGATGTCGGTCTGCGCCGGGAGGCTCCGCAGAAACTGCAGCGAACGCTCCTTCGGCATCTGTTCCCAGTTGAGTTTCTTGGCGAGCTCTGGATGATGCTGCTCGACGTAGTTCTTCGTGCGCCATCGCAGCCGATAGATGTACGGCACTTCTTCCCAGCGCGTGTGTCCTGGGCACGGCGCGATCTCGAACGGCGAACATGCGTCGGTGACGCCGCGACCCTTCGGGATCTCGTCGCCTTGCGTGTCGCTCTGCTTGAAGCTGGCGCCGCCACACGCTGGACACATCCCGCCCGATGACTGGAGCTCTGCCGGCGGCAGCGTCTTGCCGCACTGGAGGCATTCTTCCCACGGGATCAGCATCATGCCCGTTTCGGCCCGTTGGTCCCACCACGGGTGATAGATCGTGTTTCCCGTGACGATGAGCCAGAAGTCGCCCTCGAGCCAGGTCCGATCCATCTGGTGCTCGCGCGAGAGGAACGGCTCGAGCCGATCGCAGACTTCCGCCGTCCGGATACTCTTGGGATCGTTGCGCCCGGGCCGGACTTTTGATTCGAGCTTCACGGCCGAGAAGATCGACTGAATCGATTCGACGGTTTCGCCGACCTTGTTCGTCACCGGCCGCGGAACCCAGCGCGCCATGCGCTTGTCGACCCATCCGCGACGCGGATGATAGACGATCCACTGCCGGCCGAGCGTGTACAGGAGATTGCGCCACCAGACCCGCTCGTACACGTACCGCAGTTCGTCGAACGCCTCGTCCGAATACTCCCGATGGAGCTTCAAGAGATCGGATTCGTTGTAGCGATTGTCGGGGATGGCCGTTGGTGCCGACGAGGTCACACCCAGCATCGACGCGAACTTCGCCATCACCGATTGCGGATCGCCGACGGGTGGTCCGCCAAACGGCTCGGCCATTACTCGCTCGTCGGTGTCAGAACATCCTCGAACGGCCCATCAGCGATCGTGCCGTCCGGATTCCACGCGATCCCGTTCGCATGCGCTCGCGCATCGCCAAGATCGGAGAAGAGCGCATCGATCGCTTCGGGTCCTTGGTTCAGCAATGTTCGAGCACGCTCCTGCGCCGCAGCTTGCGCCGGATCGCGCCCGGTGTCAACTTCCTCGTCCGGCTCGAAACGTCCCGGCCGCGCCGGTTCACCACCACTCGCCCCTAAGGCGCCGATGTCAATCCTGTCGAGCCGCGGCGCGTGCGCCGACACCTGGAGCAGACGTTGACGGAACGCGGCGAGGTCGATTTCAAGGCGGTTGACGTGCTGTTGGAGCCAACGAATCGTCGTTTGCGCGGCCGCCGACTCGCGTTCGAGCGACGCGCGCCGTTCTTGGAGCCGAATCACCTGTTCGAGCAACACCGTCGACCGAGATCGCCACCACATCCCGTCCTCCTACATCCAGAAGTCGCCGATCGGCAGATCCCGCTCCTCTGAGGCGGAGAGATACGCCCGATCGGGAATCTCTTCGAGCATTGGGTCGTGCATCTCCGCCAGATCCACGAGATCGCCGCGTTCCCCGCTCTCGACGCGTCGCATGCGCTCGATCTGCCACACAACCTCGGGCGGAAAGTTGGAAATGTCGCGGCCGGACGGCGCTGGCTCGGTCGTCGGCAGCTGCGGCCACGACATGACGATGTACCGGACGCAATCGGGGCCCTCATCGTCGATTTTCTTCTGCGCTTCGCGTCGCTGCTCCCCCGTCGAGCTCGTCGACTCCGACCACTGCAGGTTTTCCATCTGCTCGACGGTCGTCGGGACCAACCGCTTCACGAACCAGAGCTTCTTCATCCGCAGCCAGGACTGCACACGCCGAATGCCGCCGACCTGATGCCCTTCGGACGGCAGCGCATAGATGCCATGCTGGCGGAGCTCGATCGCCCCTTGCGGATTCGTCCGATCGTAGTAGAACCGCGGCTGGAGGCCGTGACAGACTCGCCGAATACCAAGGACATGATCCTCGATCGCCTTGTACCGCTTCTGATACTCGCCGATCGCGATCAACCCGAAGTCGGTCACAAGACACACGACGCACGCGAAGGGATGATCGGCCCCAGGATCGATCGCCGCGACCGCTTCACGCGTGCTGTCGATGCGAGGCCACTCCGGAATCATGGACTTCAGCAGCGTCTCTTCCCGATCAACGTCGATGACCTGGGACTCGAGCAACCCGCCGTAGATCGACCCCGTGAAGTTCACGAAGTCCGCTTCGTACTCTTGGCGGAAGAACGTCGGGTCGAGGGTGTCGCGCGCTTCCTCGATCTCGTCGAGTGGAATCTGCGGATTCTCGCGCGTCTTGTACTTCAGCGCCCACCAGCCAGGCTTCCCCTCCTGCGCCCGCTTCCAGAACTGGCGGTAACACCAGTCCTTGCCGTTCGGCGACGTCGTGAACCACGCGACGCCTCGGTGTTCCGAGAGCGCCGGCCGCAGCGTGTCCCACGCGAGCTGTTGAATCTTCCGCGTCTCATCAAGCCACGCCCAGTGCAGCCCAGGACCACGGCCACGTTCCGGATCGTCGAGCGACCGACACTGGATCAGCGACCCGTTGATGAGCGTGAACTCGTAGTTCTCCGCCGACCAATCCTCGATCCAGGCCGTCGGTAACGTCTGCTTGAGCGCCGGCAAGAGGAAGTCGTGCAACTCCGGGTACGACGGCGCACACGCCCACCCGATCGTCTTGGGTTTCGCCGCTTCAATCGCCGCCGCGAC